ATAATAAACTTAGAAAAGGTATCATGACACAAACATCCTAACACCAGTATAGATAGCACCGAGCATAGCACCTAGCCAGAACACAACCTTGACAGCACCCCTGCCCATGTTGACTTGTTCTTTTAAATCATCAATCTGCTTTTGATTCTCGCAGACTTTCTCTGTAAGAGTATCTATCTTGTTGCTTATCACTGCTAATGTTATCTCTGTATCTGGCATTATTTTTTACTTGGAAATATATCAAATGGGTGGAAATCTTCCCATACTGCGTATCTAAATCCTTCTATTTCTTCTTCTTTAATTATGTTGAACATTGTTACTCCTATTCTGGTTTCGCTGGGAAGCTAAAACTATTAGGGAAGTTTGGCTGTTGTGGTACATCTCTTAATGCTTGACGATATGTTCTCATAGCATCAGACATGGTTACATCACTTCCTGCCGCCCAATCAGTTTCAGCTAGTAGTTGATTTCTGCATTTTCTTACTCCATCTAAATTATCCGCTCTATAAATATGACGATAATCTTCTGTTGTTCCTATAATTATCATGTTGCATTATCTCCAATTAAATATACGTTTGTCCCACCATCTGCTGTATAAAAATCATAAGTAATCCTAGAACTTGGACCATAAGAATTTGCAGACCCAATGATTGGATTTTGAACAGATGCTGGGAAAGTAACACTACCAAACCCTATATGATATTGATGAATTAGGTTTGGACTACCTTCTGATACGTACAATACACCATTATCTTTTGTTGTGCTGGAAAAAGTTGCGTAGTACATACTGCTAGTAGAAGGTAAAGTGTAACTAATAGAATCATAAGTAGCAGTACTTGCATCCCAAGCTGTACTTAAAGTAAATTGATATAGCTTTGAACTAGCACCACTTGGTTCTGTTAACAATAACTTAGTACCATCCGCATTAAAAGTTGCTCCAAAAGCATTGTACCCAGACCAAGTTACACTTTTGTTTGCATAGCTGGCAGTGGATATATTCCAAGCTGTTGTCATATCATATTGGAACAAATTACCATTGTAATTAAGAGCATAAAATGAAGTTCCGTCATGCTTAAATATAACTCCATAAAAAGCGAATGTACCTGTTTGTGCTTGTACACTAAATGCACGAACATAAGATGCAGTGCCTAAATCCCAAGCTGTACTCATACTGAATTCCATAACTTCTTGTGTGCTAACTCTATCAGCTATGTAAAAATGATACCCGTCTGGACTAAAATATCCAGGTTCTCCTGCACTAAATTTAGTGTCAGTATAACTAGAAGCGGCAGTAGTAGACAATGAGCTAAGGTCAAAAGGAGTTGATAGATTAAACTGATACATAGTAGTTTGACCACTAGCCCTTACATATATTGATGTTCCATCTGGCTTTACCCCATATATATAAGGGGTAGCTGAACCAGCAGTAGCACTTACATCTGCGGCAATTCCTGTAGTCTCTATATTAGTAATGTCAGTACCACGACTGCCCGCAAACTCTGTTGTATATTGCCATTTAGCTTGTGTTGGTACGTTTGTAAATGATAAGGTAGGGTTTCCTGTCAACGAACCATTATCAAAGAAATTATAAGTACCTACATCTAAGCTAGGAGTAGTACCACTTACTGTTGTAGGTGTGAATGGGTCAGCAGTATCTACCCAAGTAAATGAACCATCACCATCTGATTGCAATACTTGCCCAGCAGTACCAGTGCCACTAACATTCAGCTTACTAGCATTAATAGCACCATCAGCTATATCGGCTGTATCTACACCATCTGCTATATCTCTTGCTTTAGTCATGTGTTGCTCCTATACTAATTCTTTTTCTTCTGTTGTGTAGTAATTTGTTCCACCATCTGGTGTAACTATTCTCATATATGATGTAGTGGCTGGGTCAGAACCTTGCCCTATATTCAATGGCTCTGTAACACCACTAGGGAATGTAAGTATATAATCACTAGCAAAGTTATATTGGAATATAGATTTTTCGTAAGTGTCGTTTGCACTGTTAGATTCTCCCATATAAATATATCTACCATTATTACCTACAGTAATGATTGGATTACCAAAAAAAGTTCCACCACCTTGCTGTGTTATTGATGATTTAGAAAAGTATTGTAAAGTATTTGGGTCAAAAGAACTCATAGTAAAAGTATATAAGGTATAGGTAGAACCACCATCAGTATCTTGTACTATAGCATTTAATACTCTACCATTTTTACTAACCTTAGCAGATCTAACACGACCAGTTCCTATTAATGAATAAGCAGTACTTAAATCTCCATAAGAAATTGGTGTCCAAGTAGAAGTTAAATCCCAAGCTGTAGATAAAGTATATGCTTTTACACCTTGTGCAGTAGTAAGTTTAGGAGCATAAGAACCAGTTGATAGTTTATGACCCTGATTTACCACACAAATTTTAGTTCCGTCAGAATTAAAACTTACACCATTAACACCAGCACCATTAAATTCAGCAGTCCAATTTGCAAAAGAAGCACTACCCATATCGACAGATTGGTTTGGACTTCCATAAACAACATTTAATGTAGATATATCCCAAGCAGTACTAAAATCATATCTCCTAACAGTTGTGCCAGTACCACCAAACCAATATAATCCATTGTTGCCTATCTCTCCATGTTTAGGGTGAGGTGCATATTGTGTAGTAACTGCTCTACTAGAACTAACAGTAGCAGTTGATATATCCCAAGCAGTAGATAAACTTGCATCAACAATATACCAATATCCAGTAGAACCACCATACATGTATTGTTGGAAAATTAATTGTGTACCATCATCAGTAAAGTGCATAAAGTCAGGTGCATCAACGCCAGATGAACCTGTATCCCATTGAGTAGGGCTACTGCCAATAACACTTGAATCATAAGTATTACCAACATTCTTCAAAAACAATTCAATCTCTTTTGCACCACTAACATTACTAAAGCTATATGTGGTATTGCCACTAAGAGTGTGTGTGAATACATTGCCTGCACTCCAGTCTATTGTAGGGGTAGTACCACTTAAAGTAACAGCAGTTAATCCAGCACTTGGTTGGTCTACCCAACTCATTGAACCATCACCATCTGATGTAAGCATCTGTCCACTTGTGCCATTGCCTGATACATCTAATTGTGTAGCACCTACAGCATCATCAGCTATGTTAGCTGTATCTACCTTGCCATACTCTAGTGCAGTACCACCAGCATTCATTTGTAATACTTCATCAGCACTACCTAAAGAACCTAGTCCTGTACCACCTCTTGCATATCCTAGTGTACCACTTGTTATCGCTGAAGCCGCAATAGTGGCAACATTGAAAGTACCATAAGCAATAATATCCACATAATCTGTGCCACTAGTACCAATAGGACTAGCAAAAACCACGCTACTCCCACTAGTAACAGTAACATCCGTTCCGTTAACCATTTTAATACCATTAAGGTATACATCCACATACGGTGGATCATAAACAAGCGTATTACCATTTGAATCTGTACCAGTTACTGTTGTTGTTGAAGAACTAAAAGAATATTGGAATCTATCTGATGTACCATTAATACTAGATCCTGCATTTTGCCACCCTGATGATCCGTATACTTTCATAGCATTTGATGTTGTATCAAAGTATAACGCACCTATAAGTAAAGCATCCCCATCATTGTCTAAAGCAGGCGCAGATGATTTAGGGCCTAAGTATCTATCATCAAAACTATCATAAGAAGCAGCAGCAGCCGTTTCAGATGCAGCAGCATTTGTAGCAGATGTTGAAGCACTGTTTGAGTAAGTTAACGCATTACTTGCGTATGTTTGAGCAGCATTTTCACTTGTTGACGCATTAGATGCACTCGTAGCTGCTGAAGTTGCACTTTGAGAAGCTGCAGTTGCAAATGTACTTGCTTCATTTCTATAAGTTAATGCACTTGCTTCACTAGAATTTGCACTTGTAGCTGATGATGCAGCAGAAGTTGCTGAACTTGCAGCTGAAGTGGCAGATGTTGCGGCATTAGTTTCTGATGTGGCAGCGTTTGTTTCGCTTGTAGCCGCATTACTTTCTGATGTAGCAGCTGCTGTAGCAGAAGTAGATGCGCTTGTTGCTGATGTACTAGCATTTGTTTCGGATGTAGATGCGTTGCTTTCTGAAGTCGCAGCATTACTTGCGGAGGTAGCGGCAGCAGTGGCTGATGATGCAGCGGCTGTTGCGCTAGAAGCTGCGGAAGTTGCGCTTGATGTAGCACTAGCAGCATCTACAATTAAATCCCATTTTGCACTATCTGTATTAGATGATAATGGTTGTGATCCTGATGATGTATGTGATGTATTACATAAATAGATATTATTGTTTGATGTATCTTTAACTAGATCCCTAGCATTATAATCAGTCGCTGATCCCCAGTTTCCTTGATAAGTACCAAGTTCTTGTGTAACAGATATTTCACCGTTATCATCAAATGCTAATATCTTGTTAGCTCTTTCTGCTGATCCTACTGTAAATTCAGTAGAAGTCATAGTGTTTGTTCTGGATAGTTTTATAGATCTATCAACTTCTTCTTGTAGTTCCTGCGCTATAACAATAGCCCTATCAAATGCACCTTCTACAGTTTCTGCTGTAAACGGATCGTTTTCTACAAGATCAACGCTCTGTGTTTGTTCTGTTTCTCTGCGTAACACAACTGTTTCTGTTGATAATGGAGCAGTAACAAATGTAACGTTACCACCACCAGCAGATCCTACACCTGATACAGTGTAATCTGTTGTGAGTGTTTTAACAGTTTCAGTTCCGTTAGCTGAACGCACAATAACTTCAATATCCCCTTCTGCAAGGATCTTGTATGTATATGCGAACACTGTGTTACTACCGTTGCCTGAGTAACTGTTCTTTATTGTTGTAGTTGTTATAGTCATTTGCCGCTCCTATAAGGTTTTATTTTACTGAAAAACCAGTTTTTTGTCCACACATTAATCTATTTCTTTAATACGCTCTAATCTAATTTTTGCTATTTGTATCATCTGATAATAGGATTCATCTATCCTATCTCTTTTTTCATTAGCAGACATAGATGTAGATGGTGCTTTATTAAGTTTGTCGGTTAAATCACCTATTTGTTTTAATGTGTCAGCTGTTTGTATAATTAATTTTACTTTTACAGGACTACCAATGTTTGAATATAATTCTAACGCTTCCGCTGTCTTTTTTTCTTTAACAAGTAAATCATAAGTAGCACGTTTTTTTGCGATTGGCCTATAAATATCCCAGAAGTCTTGCAAAGGCTCTGCCCCAGCACTTGGATTTCTAGCAACAAATGCTCTAATAGCAGGAATATCTGCTAAATTCTTTACCCAATTATCTGACCATGGTTTTACTACTGGCTCTACTAACCCAGCTTTAACAAAGGAGTAATCTAATATAGATGTAGCGTAATTACCCAACCCTGCAAACCAAGCATTAATTAAATTGTCTACTTGCTTTGGACTATCTAATGGAGCAAACCTCGGCAAGGATTCAATGCCAGCTGCATTTCTTAATTTTGCAAATGTTCTTGCTATAAGTTTTGAAGTTCCTGTTGTGTATTCATCATATTGATATTCTGGCAATACTCTTTCTAATCTATAAGGAACTATTGGCCTGTTATTAAAAAAACTTTCATTAAAATATGATTCAATAGCAGGTCTAGCTATATCTGGTATTGGTAGGAAAGATACAATTTGATCCCATCCAAAATTAAGCATATCCATCCCAGCTTCCCCAAAAGCAGACAAATCTTTTTCCTCTAAGCTATTGTATATTCCATCTGCTATTTTTTCTGGCAAAGTACCAAACACCCAACCTAATTCAAATGGCTTTGGAATTTTCCACACAACCTCATTAGGCTCACCTTCGTTAGTAATAATAATCCAGTTTAAGTCTTTTTGCCATTCAGGTAGATTTTTGTATGTTTCGCTATCTTTATTCATCCACCAATTAACTAAACTAGGCAATGTAATAAATATACCTGCTTTAACCAAAGCGGCATTTCTTACTTTAGGATCTTTGTGAAACATTGTTTCTTTTATTTTTAACAAACCCTGAACCCTTGCGTTAAAGAAAGCAACTATCATGTTCCACGATTGCATCTTATTTCCCATTTTTCGGAAATCTACACTTAAATCTCTAGCTTCAAAACCTGCTTGTTCTAGGATTTCTTTTTCACTTAATCTTTGTTCTGGTGGCTTCTTAGCGTTTTCTTTCTCTAACCTTATAATTGTTTTTCTAAAGTTTTCTATTCTAGGTGCTGTTTCTACTATCTCACCTAATTCTCTTAGTTTTTCAAAACCTCTTGCAGGCATTTCTAGCATTGGTTTTACTATGTCTGAATATTTTGTTGGATCTAATTGATTGTGCTGTTTTCTTTCTCCAGTAAGTTCTTTAAACATTTGTCCATCTCTAAAGTAACTTCTGTCAAAAGATAATATTGTAGATTGCATAGCACCAGATCTTATAAACTTATTATACAAACTGTCTGCTTTTTTTGCGTCTTTTGATATAATATGCGCTACACCTCTAAAAGAATCTATTATTGGCAAGAACATATTTTTAGATAATATAGCTGAAAAGAACGAATCCCTTACAAAACTTTTTGATAAAAATTCTAAGTTTAACGTTGCCCCTGCTCTTACAATTCTAGTAGGTATTCCAAAATACCTAAGCGCTCCAGTCTTTTGATTTGGCACTGCATTTTTAAGTGCTGTTGCATAAGACAACCCAACTTCATAAACTTTTAATTTTCCATTTTCATAAATAGGTATTTCAGTTTCTTTTAACCAACCATCTTGTTTCCTCAAAATAGTTATGCCACCTTTAGCATCTTCACTAAGTTGTCTTTTGGTATCAAATAACGATTGTGCTTCTTTCTCTGTTATTTTAAATCCTGTTAATTTTTTTACCTCTTTAACTTCAGCGAAAGCATCAATGTATTTTTCTCCCTTTGGAATATTCTGACTTTTCTGAGATGCTGTTGCTAGATCAATAAACGCT